TTGCTGTGGACGTATGACATGATGAGCTTTCAGAAGATCTATAGCCCAACGCAATTGGCGAATGCAATGAAACTGGTTCGCCAGCAAAACGGCTGGACGCAGAGCGAATTGGCGAAAAAAATCGGCATTAAGCAGGCGACAATTTCCAATTTCGAAAACAATCCTGACAATACCTCGCTCACGACATTTTTTAAGATTTTACAGTCGCTTGAACTCTCAATGACGCTATGCGACGCGAAAAATGCCTCGCCAGAAGCAGCAGAACAGCAAGATCTGGAGTGGTAATGCCTAAACTAGTCACTTGGATGAACAACCAGCGGGTAGGCGAGTTAACGAAGTTAGCCAACGGCGCGCACACCTTTAAGTATGCACCTGAGTGGTTAGCCAGCCGTTATGCCAGACCGTTGTCACTTTCGCTGCCATTGCAGAGGGGGAATATCACCTCTGATGCCGTATTTAACTTCTTCGATAACCTGTTACCCGATAGCCCGATTGTACGTGACCGGATCGTTAAACGTTATCATGCTAAATCCAGACAACCGTTTGATTTATTGTCAGAAATAGGGCGAGATAGCGTTGGTGCCGTGACGTTAATCCCCGAAGATGAAACCGTAACGTGTCCGATAATGGCATGGGAAAAGCTTACTGAAGCCAGACTTGAAGAAGTATTAACGGCTTATAAAGCAGATATCCCGTTAGGCATGATTAGAGAAGAAAATGACTTTCGCATCTCGGTTGCTGGCGCACAGGAGAAGACTGCGCTGCTCAGAATAGGCAATGACTGGTGCATTCCGAAGGGAATAACGCCAACGACGCACATTATCAAATTGCCGATTGGCGAAATCAGACAGCCCAATGCGACGCTCGATCTTAGCCAAAGCGTTGATAATGAGTATTACTGTTTGCTGCTGGCGAAAGAACTCGGGTTGAATGTTCCGGACGCAGAAATCATTAAAGCGGGAAGGGTGCGCGCGTTAGCGGTCAAACGTTTTGACAGGCGTTGGAATACTGAGCGAACGGTTTTACTTCGCTTGCCACAGGAGGATATGTGCCAGACATTCGGTTTACCTTCATCGGTGAAATATGAATCAGATGGAGGCCCCGGTATCGCGCAAATTATGGCTTTTTTAATGGGGTCCAGCGAGGCGCTGAAAGATCGCTATGATTTTATGAAGTTTCAGGTCTTCCAGTGGTTGATTGGCGCAACAGATGGCCATGCAAAAAACTTCTCCGTATTTATTCAGGCTGGCGGCAGTTATCGGCTCACACCATTTTATGACATCATTTCGGCATTTCCGGTCCTTGGCGGTACGGGAATACACATCAGCGATCTCAAACTGGCAATGGGGCTTAACGCATCCAAAGGCAAAAAAACGGCAATCGATAAAATTTATCCGCGACATTTTCTGGCGACAGCAAAGGTGCTGAAATTCCCGGAAGTGCAGATGCATGAAATCCTGAGTGACTTTGCCAGAATGATTCCGGCAGCACTGGATAACGTGAAGACTTCATTACCGACAGATTTTCCGGAGAACGTGGTGACGGCAGTTGAAACCAATGTGTTGAGGTTGCACGGTCGGTTAAGCCGAGAATACGGTATTAAGTAAGATATGGGGTTTTGGTCGTTGTTAATGAGCAGAACAATCATGAACCGCCAACGACTGGATTCTCCCTTGGTTTATGTTGGTGCGCATAATGTACGACTCGTTATGTTGAAAAGGCCGCTGCGAAAATAGAATCCCGCAGCGGCCTCTTTAGCATAACGTCATTGTGCGAACCAATTCATAATGCTGCGGGAGCCACGTAATAGACAATCACAAATACAGCTAATGCTCCACCTGCTCTTACCCAGTTTGATATTTTGACTTCTATAAACCCGGGTATAAATGAGACTACCCCAGCAACTGCTGCTGAAAGAATTATTCGAAAGAAAGTGTATTGAAAGTTCGTTGGATTAGGTATAAATATTGCGATTATTATAAAAAGAATAACAAGTAAAATGCCAAAGCTAAATGCCGCTATTCTCTCGTGTGCTTTTGTCAATTTTTCTTTTCCTTTATTGTCAAATCCATATACTGGCATATCTTCATTAACGAAAAGATTCCTTATTTCTTTTGCAGAACGTTTGTCATGGGCTTTTACTATCCTTTGCATTGAAGCAAAAGCAGTGGAGCTTGGTTTAATACTATTATCATTCATTACCTCTCTATATTTTTTGTAATGAGCTAAGATAAGGTGAAGAACATCAATGCATGTTTCTGCAAGCCATTGATTCCATTGAGTATTATTTAATTCATCTACTGTTCTGTTATGTGCAGCGCAGTGTTCTAAATAGCCGAAAAAACTGTCTCCACATGAATTCACGGTATCAAAATCACATTTACCAGATAGGTAACACTCTAATGACTCAGTATATTTTTCATATAAACGCTCAATTTCTTTTTTTTGATTATCAATGATACCGTGAACATCCATATCTGATTTCACTATCTTTTTTGTTGAGTGTTATTTGACTGGGATTGAATTTTTGCCAATAGCGAACTTGCTTTCGATGTATTCAATCCATTACAAATTTATTCTCTGAATATGTAGGGAGAATAGAAATGAATCAGAATGCTATTTTAAGTGATGAAAAAATAACGAAACTGCCAAGAAAAATACAGTCAACTTATTTACTTTGGAAACAAGGGGCTAACATGAAAGAAATGTTACCTCATAACACTTTTTATCGCCATAGAAGAGAATTGCTTTCGTTCGGTATCGATATTAATTTCTATTGTGATTCACCAGACTCTAATAACGTTGTTCCGCTAATAAGAACGCTGGAAGCCAAGCCAGTGGAAATCCCCTTATGGATTTATGAGAAAGGTTTTATTTTCGATTACAACCGTATTTCGCACGCCAGTAGCTGGCATTAAAGGAAAGTAATATGTCTAATTATGGTCTTTTCGTTAAGGGTAAAATGTTGGGAGCCCGCCAACGTAATAAAGTTAATGGTCAGGGCTATTATAATGAAATTGGTATTGGCCTTGAAATACCTGATGGTTTTGGTGGTACAAAGCAGGATCAAATTATTATTCGAGTTTCTCAGACTCTCGTTAACGCAGGTCTAATGAACCAGGCGAATGCTTTCATTGGGAAATTAGTTCAAATTCCTGTCTATGTCCGTGCGTGGTCAATGGAGGGTAGGGAAGGTGTAACTTATAATGTTTCTTCCGATGGTGGCATCGCAGAGATCAAAGGTTAAATATGGACGATGTTATTCAAATTTTGATAGCGTCTGGCATCGTTATTTCTTTTGGCCTCGGCGCGATTACTGCGGGGGTCTTTCGTTAATGTATATCGTTTATTTCTTCGGGGCTTATACCTTTGGTTTTGCCCTTTTCTATGCGGTCGGTTCATTTAAATCATTTTCTGACCGATTAATGTAACCTTAATGGAGTTATTCCTATGAAAATTCTGTCTACTGTTAAATATAAAGTTGCTCTGGCTTCAACTGCGCTTTTTGTTTCTGCAAGTTCTTTTGCGGCTGAAGGCGCTACAGGTGGTACTGATTATGCAGGTCAGGCAATGGATGCTTTGTTGACTCAGGCAAATGATCTCATTGGTAAAGTATGGCCTGTTGTTGTGGCTGTGGTTGGCGCTGGGCTTGCCATTCGTATTTTCAAAAAATTCTCTTCAAAAGCGGTTTGAATTTCACTCAGGGGCACTCGTTGCCCCTTTATTAAAGCGGGTTACTATGAAAAGGAAAATATTAATTCTTTCCGCTGTCCTCATTTCTCCTTTTTCACATGCTGAGTCATGGGAAAGCATTACTAAATCCACTTATCAAAGCTCTGCCTACGCTGAAAGTAAGCAAATAACCAATCAGGATGGCTCTAAGTCAACGGTTTACTATATTGATGCTGCTATGCAGGCCTCCGCTTGTCAGGGTGCTAAATCCAGTGCTCAGAGTGTATTTACTCAGGTTAAACCAACTTATGAGGGTATCTGGCCTGATTCTGAATTCCGTCTTGTTTTTACTGGTGATTGTACTTACAGCGATTCACCAGGGCAGAAGGATAAATATTGGTCTTTAACGGCTTATATTGTTGGTGATATTCAGCGTTCTGTTCCTGATGAAAAACCTACTGACCCGACACCAGAAGAAATTTGTGAAGCGAAGCCGCCAGAAGAAGGTGTATTTAATAATGTTGATTCATATGATGGTGGTCGTTATATCTACTATAACGGCTGTGAATATGAGGCTACTGGTGTCATTGTTTGTCAGGGTGATGGTACTGTTTGCGCTGCAACATGGAAGCCTACAGGTACTGTAGCTGACCCCTCTGATAAACCCTCAACCCCCCAAAATGGTGGTGGTGAGTCTGGCGGTGGTGAGTCTGGCGGTGGTGAGTCCGGTGGCGGTAGTTCTGGCGGTGGTGAGTCCGGTGGCGGTAGTTCTGGCGGTGGTGAGTCCGGTGGCGGTAGTTCTGGCGGTGGCTTTAGTGGTTCCAGTCTTTCTAAAGGTGATATTCAGTCTGCTATCGAAGGTGCTTCACCCAAAATAGCCAGCGATATTCATGATAAATTAACGGAGAAAGACACTTCATCAGATGATAAAAAAAATGCCGATGAACAAACTAGGAATAATATAAATCGTCTTGACGATTCCATTAACAATCTTACGCGGGGGGCTGGCCGTTTTGCTGACCCTTCAGGTGGTGATTCTCGTTATGGAAAGGGCGACTCTGAATTAGATGGCGCTTCTACTTTGGCTGATTCTGAATTGGGAATTGAAAAGGATTCTCACGGTGCTTTATGGGAAGCATTTTTAAATAAAGGTGCTATGCTGCCTAATTTACCCAATGGTAACGGCTGCTCTGATTTTATTATTTTTCCCGGAGAGGTTTATCAGATTGATATTGGTTGCGATAAATTACTGACTATTAAAGATGTTCTTTCATGGGTTTTTTATTGCCTTACGTTCTGGTATGTCTTTACTTCTTTAACTTCATTGCTTCGCAAAGGGGGTGAGTGATGCCTTTATTATTAGGTATTCCTGCATTGTTGCGTTTTCTTATTGGTCTTGTTCCTTTGTTTATTGGCTATGTGGCGAGTTTTTTAGCTCGACTTGCTACCAGAACAGGATTAATCGCCTTTGCATTGGTCGCATTAATTACAACAACTGTTACGCTTTTAATGCAGTACCTTGCTGAGGTCATGTATAACGGTTTACCTGCTGATTTCTCCCATTTAATGGCGTCTGTATTGCCTGACCATTTTCAGGCGTGTGTTAACGTTATTATGGTTACTCGTATCAGTGTTTTTGTTTTCGATTTAAAACAAAAATTTCTTGATTATGCAAACAGGGTGATTTAAATGGCGGTTCATGTAGTAACAGGCAAATTAGGCTCAGGCAAGACACTTGTTAGTGTTTCCAGAATACAGGAAAGACTTGCTAAGGGTTGTCCTGTTGCCACTAATCTTGATCTTAAATTGCATAATATGCCTATGGTTGGGCGTTATGCGAAAAAAACGCGCGTTATTCGCATTCCTGACAAGCCTTCATTAAATGATTTACTTGCTATTGGTATTGGGAATACATCTTACGATGAATCCCGTAATGGCCTCCTTGTACTTGATGAATGTGGTACTTGGTTTAATTCCCGCTCATGGGGTGATAAAGACAGACAACCTGTTATTGACTGGTTTTTACATGCCAGAAAATTAGGCTGGGATATTATATTTTTGATTCAGGATATTTCGATAATGGATAAGCAAGCTCGTCTGGCGCTTGCTGAGCATGTTGTTTATTGTCGCCGTTCAGATAAATTAAACATTCCTTTTGTTGGCTCCATTATGAATTTGGTTTCAGGGGCGCGATTTTCTTTACCAAAGGTACACTTTGGCATTGTCAAATATGGTGATAACGTTAATTCAATTACTGTTGATAAATGGATATACACCGGAAAATCATTATATTCCGCCTACAATACAAAACAGGTTTTTACTGATAACTATCCGCATGGTGCTTATTCGCTTTTGCCACCATTTATCACGCACGGTCAATTTTCTGTTCACAGAGGATTTAATTATTATATGCGCCTCACGAAAATTTATTTTCGCAAATCGAACCGTCTTATATTAATGCTTTCTTTTTTGGCGCTGGGGCTTGCGCTTGGTTTCTGGCTCCAGTCTGGAAAGAATGTTGATGAAATCTCCGCTATTAAATCTGCTTATGCTGAACAGGCGAGGGCGGTAACGCCTGATTCGTCCAGTGACTTACCCCGACTTTCTATTAATTCTTTTTCACAACTTGGCTTTGACGTTTCCGTTACGTTTGTTGATGCAAAAGGTACGAAATATCAGTATTTTGATTTGATTAAAGATGGTTATTCCGTTGATATTAAAGATGCCTGTCGTGTTGTTATTAGAAAAGGCCGTTATTTACAGACTGTTATCTGTCAGGAGTAATATTATTATGCGCTCTGTTATTGTTGCTTTTTTATTTGCCTGTTCATTCTGCGTTTCTGCTGAAACTGTTAATTTAAACAATTCATCTGTTCGCTCATTTGTTCAGTGGTATTCTTCAAAAACTGGCAAGCCTGTTATTGTTAATCCTGATATTAAAGGAAACGTAACCGTATTTAATGCTGATGTTAATCCAACAAATATTGATGATTTCTTTAAGTCTGTTCTGAATGCTAACGGTTTTGTCATGCTTTCTGGCAATCCTGCGGTAGTCTCTTTGCCGTCTAAATTACCTTCACAGATGGTTTCGGATTCCGATGATTCTGATAACCAGTCTTATGATACTTTTCCTTCTGAGCCATCTTACCAGCCAGTACCTGTGGCGCTTACGGTCAGAAATTTTAAGCTGACAAAAGTTAGATCGTCCGATGTTCAGCAACTGATTAAAATTTATCTTGATTCTAATGGTGGTGGTAATGTCGTGGATTATCCAGGCAATAACTCGCTGATTGTTTCTGCGCCTGACGAGCTGCTGCCGGTTCTGTCCGATTTTATCAATTCTGTGGATGTTGCCCGCGATCAGGTTCTCATTCAGTCGCTGATGTTTGAAACCAGCTTGTCTGATGGCGTTGATTTATCGTTTGCGGCAGGTTCTGCATCCGGTCATAAGGTTGCGGGGGGCTTTAATACTTCTGCACTGGGTAGCGCTCTTTCTACGGCGGGCGGTTCTTTTGGTATTTTTGATGGTAACGTGTTGGCGCTGTCTCTGCGTGCTGTCCAGAGTAATTCACGCTCTAAGGTGATTTCAACGCCGCGTATTCTTACTCAGTCTGGTCAGACTGGTTACATTTCCGTAGGTAAGAATGTGCCGTTTATCACCGGAAAGGTAACGGGCGAATCTGCCGGGGTAAATAATCCGTTTCAGACTATCGAGCGTCATGATGTTGGCGTTTCTCTCAAGGTAACATCACTTGCTCTGTTACTGATTGATAATACTCTGGATGCGATCAAAGCAGCTGCCAGTGAAGGGAAAGGATACACTTTACTTCCTTCTTATGAGATTTCTTTAAAAGCCATTGATTTAGCAGAAGAATTTTTAAGGAAACAATGCGGCTATGTTATTGATAACCAGAATGGCGTAAGGACGGTCTATTGGTTTATATGATAACCCCGGACAGTGACAAAACTTGCTTTTGTTAGTGTCCGGGGTTGGCCAAGCCGAACAATTCTGTTTTTTTAGCGTTATTGCTGATTCGGCGCGGCAGCATTACGAGGAGATAAAATGCAATTTTTCACATCCAGCGATACTGTAATGTTATGTGCGAAGACCTGCGATCGCTGTGGTCGCCATGCGAAGACGGTGGTAGATGACATTGAGTTCAATGAGTTTCTGTCTGTTAATCACTTAGCTGGATACGGTTCAATTTTTGGTGACAGTAATCGCTTAAAACTGGATTTATGCCAACATTGCCTGAAAGACGTCCTGGGCCAGTGGATTACGGTCTGTGACCAATGACGGCACCGGTAACGCCAGTTCCCACCATCCTTACCATTGGTGCGCATAATGTATATTATGTTAAATTACCTGTGAAGATCCTTTACTTCACCATTCACATCCACACACAGATAAATCAATACGTTGTGATTTCTGACTTCCCTCCCGTTTCGGTAGAAAAATTCAACCTCTGTTCAGTGATGGCACACCATAGACCATGA